CGTTAAATGAAAGAACTTCATCCCCAATTTGTACATCTTTAATTTTCTTTTTAGTTCCATCTCCCATTAAAATATTCGTATCATCCTTAAAGCACCCATTCAATTTCTGACTTAATGAAAACCACTCATCCTTCTTTAGTTTTAACTTGTCAAACCCAGATCCCAATTGTACTTCCCATGTGTCAATTAAATTTGGTATTGCTTTATTTACCGTCTTATAATCCACTCCTAGTTTCAAACTTTTAGTAATTAGCTGCTTAATAAAATCTTGTTCAGACTGATTATGCTTGTCAACGTATCTCTGAATATTAGCAATATCAACATCTCTACCAGTATTATTCATTTCAATATAGTCCAAAATTTCAAATAACTGCTCAAAAGACTGATTACACATTCCATAATTAATCTTCTTATCGATTTTTGCCTTACTAATTCCGGTTGTAATGTTCCCATCGAGTAAGAATACAAGGCACTTTTTGAACAATTCGTTATCTTTATTCTCTGCAATTATCCTTTCCTTGTCATTCTTGCCACTTGTTTCTTGAACGCTCTTAAAAATTCTAATTACTTTTTCCATCCGATCTCTCCTTATTATATGTTTCATATTATTTGTATATATGTATTTACAACCTATGATACTATCAATCTAGCCTCATCTCTTCTGCTTGATTAAATCTTACCACAGGTTGTATATGTTGTCAATACTATGTTTCATATTATCTGTATTAAATTTTAAATTCTTTTATCCATTCGTAAACATTCATTTCTCTAGGTAACTTTTCAAGAATATTACAAGCAGCATTTATAATCTGATCGTTTGGATAATAAATATCTTTATCTTTCTTTAATTGAATAAGTCCTTCTACTACTTCTCCAATACTCATATCACACATCCTTTCATTCGGCACTGTCACAAATGGCAAACCCCAAATCCATTCAATCTCCATATTATTTCAACAACTCCGCAACAAATTTATCTAATGGAGCATTTAATTTCATATTACCACTCATCCATTGCAAATATTCCTTATGACTTTTAGCTACATCCGTAATAAGTTCTCCTTTATATTTTCCAAAAGTGAATTTGTATGTACTGATATCTGCTTCAACCCTAGGAGTATTATTTTCTTCTCCATAAAACAAAACTTCTATATCTTTCCTTGATGCTAAATAGTCGCACATATGTACAAATTTCTGCATTTCAGTTTCTGGTTTATTTAATACTACTTTACTTCTCTTAGTTGTATTCCACTGTCCCATATGTGAAGAAATAGCCGTTGCAATTTCCTTTCTATCTTCTATAGGTAGAACATCATTAAAAATATCAGAGGTTTCTACCCAGTCTGCGCAAACCTGTGGGTGTTCATGGGTTGTAAATGTACTACCTGCATTGCCATGTTTCCATCCGTCGTGCAATATTATTGCCGATAAAATCATATCTCTTTCTCTTTCATTAAATAACAACTGGTTCTGTTCTAGTTGCAATAAATGATTAGCAAACCTAGTAGCTGCTTTTGTATGTCTTACAAGTCCACCTTCTCCTAATGCATATGACGGATGATAACGCCCAGTAGATGATGCGGCGGCAGTATAAAAGTAATCTGGTAAATTATCCAGTGCTACTTTTGTAAAATTCTTAATATCATCACTTACAATGAAACCCAATTCTTTAATGAATTTTTCACTTTTCATATTCTTTCTCCTTATTTTAAAATATAATTATCTAAACAGTTCTTACATATCTCATAAATAAACTTACCCATGTTTTTTTTATTGACAAAGTTTAAGTAGAAATTACTTCTTTTCTGCCATGTTAACAATGTTCTTAGGAATGATAATTCGTTGTAATCAGTATCATAAGTATGATCCATAATGTCGTCGAGTCTATCGTTTTCTATGATCAGATAAACATTATCAACATTCTGAAATCTATTCAACTCCTTCATAAATCTATCGTCCTTTTGGTTATTAGCAAAATTACCAGCTAACTCTTTGACACTATTCTTTCTTTCAATTATTAAATCATCTACAAAATATGTATCAATTGGGAATCCTAACTCTGTACAAGCTTTTATTTTGAACGAATAATCACCAGTTTTTAATGCACGTTTTTCATGTGGAATATTATTTTTGTCAAAGTAATCTAATATATGTTGATTACACTGTTCGTTCCCCGCATGTAATATAACCATGTTTGATAATAATTCCTTATATTTCTTGTCTGTATAGTAGTATTTAATAACTGTATCCTCCTTAATTAATTTTTGTGTAATCCTTGATCCACTTTTCAACAACATCAGGAGACTCAATCCATTCATCATCTACTTTGATTTTCTTAGGTTGTTTCTTCCAGTTCTTAATATAAAGCACATCTCCATTTTCAAAAGGCACATCATTAAAACTTGTAACAATTTCTTTATCTTTATAATTACGCTTTTTATGTACTTTCATTTCAATGCTTTGACCATTAGTTATAAAATACGCCTTAAACTTTGGTGAATATTGAGAGTCTAAACCAGTAACAACAACATATCTCCAATCAACAGTATTATCTACATAATCAATATAACCCAAATGTTCTTGCTGATATTTTATTTTTTGAGCCACAGAACACTCTGCTAAATCATTATTTACAACCATATGTTTGATTAACCCATAAGCATCAATATCCTCAAACTTTCCTATAACCATTTTCGTTGCAAATTTTTCTTTTTGATCTAGCGTTACTTCATATTTTTTTAATACCTTGTTGCTACTATATCCGTTTGCTATCTTTTCCTTTTCATATGTAGCAATTTCATTTATACGATTTTTTATATCAAGTAATTCATCACTATCTTCTGGTAAACATTCAGCATGTCGCAACAATTCTTCAATTTCTTCTGTTAATATAGGAGTATTTACATACTTATACTTAATGCAATCAGATAATTGTTCTTTGGCTTCTTCGTTAGTAAAACCTAACGATTCAACAAATTTCTCACAATCAATCTCTTCTATGCGAGTGTCTGTTTCAGATTTGCTAAACATTCTTACGCATTGATCATTGAGTGATAGTTCCGTAAGTTTATCTTTTCTAAGTTGCGTCTTACCATATAAATCATCATATAATTTTGCACAATATAACAACTTGTTAATATCCCCGAATTCTTCAAAGAAACCTATCTTAATCAGAATATCAAGTTGTCTTGAATTAACCGCCGTTTTATTTTTTATTACAATGAGCAAATCTAAGAAACCATCATACTTATCATTTCTTAACTCATATAATTCATCGGCTACACCATCATTCATGTATTTAATCGATCCGATTCCTTTATAGATACACTTGGTTTTTTGGTCACAAAAGTAATTTGATTTAGAATGTCTGAACTTTGGAGGTTTTATTTCTATTCCTATCTTTTTTACATAAGATATTAATCCTATTGTTTTTTCTTCTTTGTCTCTATTAATATTAAGTGCTACAGTCAAAAACTCTAAAGGATAATAATATCTTAACCAACCCGAAACATAACCCTCATAACTATATGGCTGCGAATGATTAAGCGAAAATAAATAATTGCTTGCATCTTCAATAACTTGTACAAATGCGATAATATCTTGTTCTGCTTTTTCAACCGTTGAACCATATTTCGTTGTCATTGTGTCAATAAAACCTTTTTTGATACGTGGCATATATTGTTCTGTACCTGTTTTTTTTGCAAATCCACGACGTACAACATCCGCTTCGCCCATAGTAAATCCACAATATTGATTTAGGAATGATATAATTTGCTCTTGGAACACCAGGTATCCAAATGTAGAAGATAGAAATTCGTCAATTGCTATGCTTCCTATTTTTCTAACTATTCCATTTGCCAAATCATCTCTATATGAAGCACCTGCAGGCCTTATTGCGCTATTACCTATACTGAGAAGCGTCATTCTGTCTACGTTTTCATCTATCTCTTGAAACTTTCTTATATTTTCATCAGACAGCAGTTTCTTTATGTAGTCATTTCCAGTATTGCCTTCCCACTGAAATATTTGTGTCGTATCATCTCTGATTGCATTCCATACATTAATATCTGTAATATCAACATTATCAGGTGTTAATCTTTCAATACCAGCCAACTTACAAGTATCGTTAATAAGCTCTATCGTATCAAGACGTAACAAGTCTAGTTTTACATAGTTTAATCCATCGACTTCTTTCATATTGATTTGGCTTATTGGATAATCGGATGTAGAAGTTGTAAAAATACCAATGCTATCATCTATTTCATATGGAGAAACAACGCAACCACAAGGATGACTACCAACTGAGACAACTGTGCCATTTACCAAATCTACATATTTAAACAATTCAGAATATTTTTTACGATATTCTTCTTCTTTTGATTCAATGTTGTCACAAATCTCTCCGACCACATCTAACGGAATTTGCAATGCCCTCGCAACGTCCCTAATTGCACCTCTTAAAGCAATAGTATTAAATGTAACAATATCACAACAATATAAACCAGTTTTTGAAAATATATATTTTTTCACATCATCTATCCTTGATGGCGGAAAATCAGTATCAATATCTGATAAACTAACTCTTTCAACATTCATAAAACGCTCGAAGTTAAGATTGTGCTTTATACTGTCCATTTCTGTAATTCCAAGAAGCCAAGCAATTACACTTCCATTACATGATCCACGCCCATATCCTACTTTCACATCGTTTCCATTACACCACTCAATAATATCCTCCATGAGTAGCATGAAGTCTATTGCCCCGTTGTGTCTGTACGCTACCAGCTCATGTTTAATTCTGTCTATGTATTCTTGGTAGTTGGGATATTTATCTACTCCTCTTGTTTTAATCCCTTGCATTATTTTGTGTTGGAATGTCTTTTCGGAATCTTCCCATAAATGTGGGTACTTATATGATTTATCCAAACTGAATTCTTCTACCATGTCAGCTAAAACATTTGTATTTTCAATTGCTTGTTTTACAACATCTATAGGAAGAGAATCTTGTTTTTCATAGGCTCTAATAAGTTCATCGTATGTTTTAAATGTCAAATCCCAAGAGTCTTCGTTAGCAAAATTGACATTTTTAGCTCTTTGTAAGATTTTACGACCTTCCATATGTTCGCTATTTAAAGCATGAGTATCTGTTCCTGCTATTAATGGAACATTTATTGACTTGCTTAACTCATATAAATACTGATTATAACGTTTCTGTTCCCTATCAATATCTAAATGGTGTTGTATTTCCAAATAACATCTATGCTTATTATTTTCCAAAAAAGATATAAATTTATCTTTGACAATATCTGTACCATTGTGTAGAATTCCACCCAGGCAAGCTGTTGTTACGATAATATCGTCAGACGTATTTATTAGTTCATCAATTGAAATTCTGGGCATATAATAAAAATGATTGTCTTTTCTATTGAACGAGTTCGATGATAACTTATTTAATTCTTTTACACCATTATAATTCTTGGCAATTAATATACAGTGGTAATTGTCACGTATCTTTTTATCTAGTGTTTCAGTTATATATGCTTCAATTCCATGCATATATTTCATTCCGGCTGCTTCAATATGTTGTTTTTTATAAACCCATGAAAATAAATTGCCATGCTCAGTGAAACACAACGCTTTCATATCGAGTTCTTGCGCTTTTTTTATGTAGTCATCAAACTTAGTAATACTGTCTACATTAGTTGTTCCGTTTGATCTATCTGAATGCAGGTGTATATATGTAAAATTACTCAACGACCAACCACCTCTTTCTAATCGCTACCCATCAATTTATAATCGCAACTGTTTCTAAATCCGCATAAATTGTTACAATAAAAGTAATCCATATGTGGTACAAAATTCTCTTCATTATGTATTTCAGAAATCAAATTCGTTGCCCATTTTTTACTTGTTTCATATTCTTCTTCTATAAATGGCAGCTTCAACCATTGCTGATCCTTAAAATAATTCCACCATAGTTCACTTGGCGAAACTCCATATTCATTTTTCACCTGTTCGCTGTAAAGATATAACTGATTCTTATAACTTTCATAGTCAGACAATTTCTTTTTTAATACATTGCCTTTTTTGCCTATTGGGTACTCGCTTGATTTATGGTCAATAACAATAATCCTTCCGGTTTCTTTATGTTTGATTAATAAATCTATGTATCCAGTAAATTCAATTCCATTAAGTTGAAAAGTGCATTCTTTTTCTATACCAAGGATTTCATAATCGCTTAACCAATCAAAATTAACCTGTTCAAAATAATCTAATCCCAAATAAAAATATTTATCTCTAGTTGTATCTGGTACATCATAAGTAGCTACCTTTTCATCAAAATTATCAGTATAATACTTTGCCACTTTATCTATTGGTAATTCGCCTTTTAATATCATTTCTAATATCTCATGACAAAAGTGTCCGAATGCTGCGTAAAAATTTTGTTCATTCTCATAAATTCGTTTTCCATTTTCATCTCTAAGCAAATAATTCAAATACCACTCATACCTACAGTTTTCAAATGAATGGCACCTACTAAAACTCCAAACCATTTTGTTTATTTCTGCTGTATATTCTCCCAAAAACCTTCACTCCTTTATGTTACTTTTTTCTTGTTGGTATATAACTCATTCCAGACGTGTATACCTTTATCTATAGGAGAGTTCTTTGCTTCAACTCCCCCCAGCAATCCAGTTTTATCTTCAATTATGTATACATTCGTAAATCTCTTTAACATATTTATGTTTCTTGCAACTTCATTTTCTTTATATGAAACGTCGGAATCATAACACAACACAACGTCTACTCCTAATTTAATTAAATAAATAATCTGTTCATTAGTCAGAGTGTGTTTTTCTGCTGAAGCCGAGTCTTTAATTCCATTTCCAAACAACTTCATTACACTCTTTATGCTTTCAAAAACCTTCACTTCTTTTGTTTCTTTTATAAATGGCAGGGTGATATTCAATCCCTGAAAATAATCCATTACGCCAACAGGGAAATAGTTGATATACTTCGCTATACCCATCTTTTTATAGTCAGAAAACATTGTTCTTCCCTTTATGTTAATAAAATTATTATTCGTGTCATATACTGGATAGATAATTCGATTACTCCTATCATCTATTCTTATTTCAAATAAATCTATTTCTTCTTGCTTAATTCCTTCGTCTAGCCACTCTTGAATGTCGCCTTGTCTATACTTGTTAAAATCATCTTTATTTAAAATTTCATGTTTTATATTATTTGCATTTCCTTGTTTTTCTTTCTTTATCTTTTTGTTTATTATTACTGTTTGCGATTGGCACATTGTTTTTAAGTCTATATTCGCTAACTTTGAAGCTTTTTCAATTGCTTCATCATAAGTGAGGGATTCATAGTAATGTAGATACTGAATAATTCCCCCACCTCGTCCACAACTAAAACAGAAAAAACTATTTCTTTTAGGTGTAACAGAGAATGATGGTGTTAGATCAGTATGTAATGGACACACTCCAAAGTAATCTCTACCCTTTTGTTTCAATTCTATTGATTGGCTTACATACTCTAATAAATCTACGCTATCACTTATTTCTTGTATCATATCTTCATCATACTTTACCAATCATTCTCTCCTCCATTCTTAGTCATAAGGTGCTATCATTTGATGTTGTTTAGCCTCTATAATTCCTATTTTTTTGTTTGTAAACATCATATCAACATACTCATTCTCACCCATATGCTGCTTTCCTATACGATTTAACTTTACTTTGAGTTTATGGGTTCCACATTCTCTACCATCGTTAACAATTTCTTCATCCGTTTTTTCTTCCCATTTCACAGCAACCGAACAATATCTTTCAATTCCATCCGAATCAGCTACTTCATTCTGTCTATTTAATTGAGCAAATGCCAATACTGACATTTTTAAATCACCGGCAATTATATTTTTTAGCCAATTCGCTACTCCTGCCATATAAGCACTACGTTCCGCAGAGTTTAAGATTGAATCATCACATTTTATATAATCCCAAACAACAAACTTCAACCCCATTTCTATTTTCTTTTGAGCACATATCGAATAGAATCTTTCCTTAGTTATATATGGGTCATAATTATGATATAAAGGCAGTGTTTCAATGTAATCATTTGTTTCAGCAATCTTTTTTTCTTCTTCTTCTGATAATGGATCATTCTTTATCCTATTTACAGGAATTCCACTAATGTAGGATAATGCTCTTATATACCAATTTTCGTCGCTCATTTCACTATCCTGTACAAAGGTAGGGACACCATTCATTGCTTTATGTAATGCTTCTATCATGGCAAGCCAGCTCTTACCTTTTTTCATCCTGGCCTCTATGACAACTAATTCCGTTTCTTCATATGTAAAAAACTCGTTTATTGTTGTAAAAAATGAAGGCAACCCGTATGATTCTCCACGACATTTCTTTTCCTTAATTCTAGACCAAATATCTTTGACCTTTGACCCAAACGTGGTTATTTCTCCATCAGTTACATATCGCGTTGTTAATTCATTAATTTCTTTATATACTCCATTACTCATGTCATCTAAGCCTATCTCTTGGTCAAAGCATGTTTTCTGCCACTTAAGCGTCTGCTTATAAAAATCCCTTTTAAATGCTAATTCAACAACCCTGTTCACCAGCAAAAGATATTCTTCCACAGTATCTCGTTTTGAGTTATAACATAAATCTATATATTCTTGAATGCTAGGCATATTATATTCTTGAATTTTCTTTTTAACTGCCTTATTAGAATCCAACATCTGCTCTATATTTAAAGCTGTAATATTAGTAATCTTTTTATTAAACAACTCTTTAATTGCCCAATATATACAAGCATTATCGGTATTATAGAAATATTTTTCGTGTAAATAGTTACTATGTAAGATAAACTCAGGATGATAAACTAATGTAGAAATGACTCCTGCTTCTGCTTTACTGTCTGTAATATCGCATAATTCCATTAGTTCCCTCCTTTAAATATCCCTCCGAATCCGGTATTTTTCTCAACAGTGAAACTAAACGATGTTTGCTTAGGTTCTTCATATGTAATCTCTTCGTTTTCAAGCTGTTTTTTAATAACAGATGATTGTTTTTTCTTCCATGCATCTTTAATTCTGTTATTATCAACTAGATAGTGTAAACCATATGGACTTTTAATAGGAGTTTTATTGGTAATCGCATAGTTCAAAGCAAACAACAAATATTCTGAATCAATCTTCTTTGTAAAAACCAAACTATTAATAACACTAACAAGTTGTTTTACCACAACTGTATTACTTACTTTCTCATAATAAATATCTCTTATTCGTGTAATGTTTTCACTGATCCTGGCACAATCTTCATGCATGTACCTGTTGCCTATTTTGACGGCTTCGTTTTGTGAAATATTCTTATTTTCATGTTTACAATGTTTAAAAGCACACTTATATGTTTTTTCTTGACTCATAGATTTCTCCTTCCTTTAAATATCTGGCACCCAAATTAATGAGTGCCAGTACTATTATTTCTAATTAAATGGAAGTTCTTCGTCCAGCCCTTCAGGGATATTTATAAAACCATCTCCACTAGCCTTACTAGGTTCTGGTTTTGCCTTATTTGGAGCACCGTCTTTTTCTTCAAATCCAAAAATAACATAATTTGTATAAGTAACATTTTTTTCTTTGTCATATTTATTAGTTACTTCGCAAGAACCGATTTTTACATTTTCTCTTTCGCCGAAGCTCTTTGCTTGCTCATGAGCCGTACCAACAAGCCTAACAAATTTATTACTCCAATCAGTTTCATATTTATCTGTTTCCTTATTTTTCTTAGATGTTGACATTTCTGCTACTGTGTATTTACCTTTACTTTCTGTCTTCCATACTGTACCAAAATTTCCTTTACCAAATCCCATGTTAAATCTCCTTTATGTGTTTAATATTATTTGTTTTATGTATTATCTTTGATTACTTTCTAATAGCCATCAATTTCTTTTTTAAATCAGTCAAAGTAGATACGTCTGTTGATAATCTAGGGTCACCATTTTCTTCGGGTAATAATTCTTTGCATAGATTAGCCACCCTTGTCGCAGCATCTGGTGACAACTCTGACCTTTTCTTAATTAATTCCATGATATCTTTATGTAATCTTTCTGATTCAATTACGTTTTCTGGGGCATCTTCTTTTGACCACAGATGAATACCAAGACCAAACATTGCTAAATTCTTTGCTAAACACCTCATTATTGTTTTATTAACATCAAACATAGTAGCTGGTGCAATTGTTTTTCCATTAGCTTCATAGGCTTCCAACTTCATAGCCTTATTAGAACTGTTCATAACAGGTAAACACATTTCTCTTGTTATTCCCTCTACGGTTACTTTAGTAAACACCATAATTCCTGTTTCATCTGCCACATAAGGAACTTGTTTTTCTCCAAACTTACATATTTCATATGTAGTGTCAGGGAACACCTTTAAAACTTCACTGTATGCTGTTGCCCAAGGTAAGTAGTTTAATCCTTGTTTTTGAAACATTCTGTCAGTGGCATCTACCTCATACAGTTTTAAAAAATTACTTTTTTCTGTAGCCATTCAAATCTCCTTTGATATATGTTATTATTTATTAGTTACCAATTATAAAATCCGAATCAAACCCCGATTTTACTTACAGTCCAAAAAATTCTTTAATCAAACCATTCTTAAGATTGCTATATTTTTTAATTATTAATTCACCATTAAGAGTAGCAAAATAAGTCTGTTCGTTTGTAGCCAATTCATATTCTTTTACTGCTGTATTCAGCTGTTCAACAATACCCGTAATCTCTTTAAATGCTTTTTCTGATTTGCTTTTAGCTACTTCTTCCTTCTCTTTCTTTAACTTCAAATCAGCCTCATAAGCATTAACCTCTTTGTCTAATGCAAAGTAATCAGTTCCCTCAAATTTCGTTCCGTCACTAGCTGTAATAGTTATAATTTTCATTTCAACTTTCTCCTTTATTTTATGTTGTTGTTTTATATTATTTTTATTTTGATGGACTGTTAATTCTATTCACTAACCCTCCTATAATATCAGAATGAAAAGCATTTTTTGTTTACTCAGCTCCATTTGTATCTATTGCAAGAGATCCTTCCTGTAATACTGCCAAAGCCCAAATTTCCTCTTTCTGTGCTCCATAAGGTATGATCTGAAGTTTCGTTTTTTCTCCCTTACCAGATATCTTAGTTAATGTGCCACTAATTAATTCACCGGTCTCAGCCGTAAACTTAATCTTCATGCCTTCATCAATTCTTAATGCACCTTCTGTTGTTTCTACCTCCATAGATTTGAATGGATTTGTTACTGTAATAATCATAATATGTAATCTCCTTTTATGTGTTTTATATTATTTATATTTGTGTTAATTTATATGATATGTCCAATGAAACCCACCTGCTGTTTTACTTAATCCTCTTAAACAATTTCCTATACAATTTCTTTGTATTTCTAACAACTCTGAAGCCTCTTTGATTGATGTATAAACGGTATTCTTTTCTACACAAATTATTGTTTTATGATATGAATCTTTCGGATCATAATTGCACCACCCATACAGAGCACATCTTTTCAAATATTTATTTACTGTAGCTCTGTTAATACCTAATAGTTTAGAGATTTTAACCGTACTATTCACTCCATCATTCCATAAATCACATGCCTGTTTTACAAAAGACATTTTTGATTCATTATCTATATAATCCCAATTTATTTCTTCTTTTGTACATTCTAAGTGTTTTAGCAACCCGCTTTCAATAATAGAGTGTTTAATATACTTTAATCTGTCTTTTATTGTATTATAATAACAGTCAATTCTTATTAAAGTAAAACCATTTTCTTTTGCTAGTTTATTTTTCACAATATCTGAATTTGAAGTATCAACATTTTCATGAAAACGTCCATCCATTTCTATAATATATTTAGTATTAAAAATATAAAAGTCATATTTATAATTTTTAGCCCACTCAAACTTAACCTCAGATTCAAACTTTATATTTAAATACTTCAACATATTAAACATTAACTTATTTGGGTACGATATCCCATCGGCACATTTTCGACATCCAACTCCATCATAATACACATCATTAATTTTCTTACTTTTTATTACTTCATTACAGATAGGGCAAATCCAATCTACTCTTTTATTGCTTTGCTGCATATATCTATATCCATCTTCATGATTTGCCAACAATTTAGCTAATTCTGGGTTTGTAGTCCACATATCGTCTAATCCAACTTCTACTTTTTTATTTATTTTGCATCACCTCTTTTCACTTACTAATACCATATGTAAAGTCTCCTTTTCATTTTTATATTATTTATGTTTTATATTATTTACTTACAGATCACATCAACAACATAGTTACAAATATTATTTCCACCATCCTCAAATCCCTGGTAGTATTGTGATGAAGCTGGTTTCTCTTTCTTCATGTCTTGCATATTATTAGCTTCTTTAAGTTTCTTCATTATTACAGCTAATTTCTTCTTTCTAATTAATCCTAACACCGTTATCACCTCCTTAAAATACCATAAATGACTTGTTTTATCTTGTTGCAATGGCTCTACTATCAAACTTCTCCAGTAAATCATGTAAATCACATTCTTCATAATTAAGATTTTTATCTAATCCTGTTTTATTGACAATTACGTGATCCTCGTCTTCTCCAATAGTTAAAACATTTTCTAAGATATTTAGCACTGTTAAAGTTCCAAAGTCATATCCCCTTCTGTTATCTTCATTCATTCTACTTGTGATATCTTTATCTGCATCTGTCAGCATTGTCTCTACTTGACGCTTAATATCACATAAACTAAATAATAATTCTTCGTTCATT